AAAACCCGATACAACAGCAATTAAGCTATTATATCGGGTTATCCGACTTTGATATTTTTCTCTAATTATGCTTTTATACACTTCACAAGGTGTTTGTTATGCAATTATCTAAGCTTGGAAATTGACGCTTAATCCCAAAATCTCCTTTGCATCGTCTCCCTCATACCGGTCCTGTTCATCTTGTGAGAGTGTTTCCCATTTGAACTTTGGATTTATGAAAAGATGATTAGTATGTTTTTTTTGATAATCTGAACGGACATTAAAATCCACTGTGATATTGTAAAATTTAATCCAATCCAGATTTCTGATACTTGGAAGTGGGTTAATGTCCAGTCTATATGCATTTAAACAGAACTTTTTAATCGCTGTTAAATGGAACCCCACCCACTCTTGAGCAGTGAAGAGCTCCATACAGGTTTCATTGTAATCAAGCTCGTTCTGATAATCTTGAAAATAACATCCACTGCAATTATAGCAAGTGTTATCTTCTCTTGGGTTAGTAATAGGACAACCTGTATTTGACTCGCAAAAAGCTTTTTTCAATTCTTGCAATTTTGTACAGAATGAAGTAGAATTTGCCATTCTCTTTTCAATTTCTATCCTTAGTTCTTTATTCATAATAACTCCTTTGTCAGGCTCGCTGACTTGAGGTTATGCCACCTCGTTGGCTGGCAGTTTAGAGACTTGCCGGTCTGGTGATGTTTTTCACAATACATCACCCTATATAATATTGTAATAATATAAATAATATAAGAGCGGACACGCTGTGGAGTCAAGCACCTTGTTTTTATTTATACCCCTATATTACCCCTTGTATAACATTAAGTCAAGACTTATTTTATATATTTTTTATATATTTTACAGGGGCCCCACTGTGAATTTTTTCACAAACTTTGGCACGATAATTGCTATATGTGAACTTTGGCACGATAATTGCTATATGTGAACTTTGGCACGATAATTGCTATATGTGAACTTTGGCACGATAATTGCTATATGTGAACTTTGGCACGATAATTGCTATATGTGAAAAAATTCACAAACTTTGGCACGATAATTGCTATATGTGAAAAAATTCACAATCATTTTTTATGTGAAAAAATTCACAATCATTTTTTCTCATGTGAATTTTTTCACCTGGAGTCTTATCTAGTCCAGGAGGGTTTTGACTTCTCAAGTCAAAATCCAGAAAAGATGAAAAAATATAGGTGATATAAAAAATCTTACCTCCGAAATCCTATGTAGGTCTTTCGGATCTGAAAATTTGAGAATCTGAAAATTTACCTTATATGGAGAGAAGATTAGAAAGAGAGGAAAAAGTATGGAATAATAAAAAAGATGAGAATCCTAAATTAGTAGGTTTAACGGAACTGAAAAATTACTGGGGATCTCGTCTGCAGAAGGTTAGATATTTTTTGTACCTTTTTTAATGGATGAGAAGCCTTGAATATTTATAATGAGATATCCCCTTTCTCATCTTCAGAAGGGAAGAATATGGATGTAGAAGAGTAAATCGCTTGAGATGGATAACTTGCGAAATATCTAAAGAAGAAGCAAAACTTCCACGATTTTAATAGAAAATAAAAAAATACTTTTATTTTTTGTCCATAGCGAGGATTCCAAAAATAAAAAATTAAGAGACATGCTCCTATATGTTGGTATCAGCCAGTTCTGAGAGTTTTTACTTTTTTAGTAAAAAAGTGAGAAAAAGTGGAAGTTTTGCTCCTATAATGCTGTTTGAGATGGATAACTTCCACAGAATGCAGTTTTTACTGTAAAAGTGGGTAAACTCTCCTGTTTGAGAAGAGTTTTATTTGTTTCTTCTTTGTATATATCATAGCCTGTATTTGAAAAAAGGATAACCATTTCTTCTCATCTATATAGCTGTATTCTAATATATAGATGAGAAGACTTAATATGGATATATGAGGTTGAGTCTCTGTGTGTATGCCTGTAATTAGAAAAAGGATAACCGTTGATAACTATGGATATACCTTACATACAGCAGGTGAGAAGCCCTGTATTAGTGGGAGTAGGGGATTGGGAGTTTAGATAGTGGGAAATAGGTTATATATGGTTTCTTTTCTCGGATTTGGGGAAATTCTAAGAGCCATTTAGGTTGACCCTCTTATATATCATTCTTCCCCTGTTATTATTACATTCTCTCTATTCTCTATATATAAAATAAATAAAGGATAAGATAATACAACCAAGTACATCTTATCCTCTTATCTATCCACTATTACTTATACTGTTTACATTCTTTACAATTGTTCTATTGAGATTTTCTTTTATTATAAATTTATTCCTCGCCTTGTGGAGAATTCTTATTTTTATCAATATCCTTTTTACCAGGGTCTTGTTCTCGTTTTACAGTTTTAGTCAAGGAGTATTTATCTACTTTTTTCGGGGCTTCTACATCTTTCGATTCCTGCTTTTCAATTATCTTATCTATCAGCAATTGTTCTTCAGGAGGTCTATGTTTTCTATCCATTTCTATATCTGCAATATCCCCATCAGAAAGATACAATATCTTCTTCAGAAAACTATTCATCGGTATCATCTGCATTGCTGTTACATCTTTTGTATATTTACCTATTGCGTCTGCTCTCACATTACCTATTCCCACCTTCTCCTTTGTACTCGGGGCGTGCAGTTCTTTCCACTGTACTTCAAGAGTAGGCGATGTTTTCGGAAGAAAACCATATTCTTGTCCCATTGCCAAGAAAGGAAACAATATACAAGGTTCAACATACAGAGACCTTCTATCATTTATATGTTCTCTCCAGTTTGTCACATCAGTTGTTCCGGCCTGTTCTCCTGTTTCAGTACCTATCAAGATACGAAGGGGGATACCTTTTGTCATGCTTATCAATCTCAATTGTGTCAATACATGCGGGGTCGGATCGGATACTTGGGTCTTCAACTCCTTTATATCCACACCTTCGGCACTCAAGAACCTTCTCAAATACATTTCATACTCATCGAGTTGTGTCTTCAAGTTATTCTCTGCTTCAGGTGTCATTGTGTATTCAGGTCTTACAATACTTGTATATCCAGGTCTTGCACCTCTCCAGAACATCTCTCCATCTCCACCTGCTACCTTTTCAATATTCAGCAAATAGTTATACACATCCTTTAGACGAGGTTCCCCAAACATATCAGAACTATCATTATCACTAGGAGCGTGTAGGAGTCTTGTGTGGTGAACTTTAATATTTTGTTGTTGCATCCTACCATCTTCTGATTCTATGCACACATCATATATCAGGGGAGATCCATACCGTATAGAAGCTATGTTTACATCATATTCAGATATTGTTATCATATCTTGTCTTATTACCTTAAAAAAACGGACTCTTTTCTCATCTTTTTTATATTGTTTCTCCTTTACAGGAGTTGCAAATGCCTCTACTGTATTACAATCATCATATCCTATCAAAAGTGTTGCAAACTCACCAATCCCCGCTAATCTATCAAGTCTTGCCAAGTACTTAATTATTTTATGTTTCTTCTCCAATAACTTCCAACTTTTATTCAATTCAAGAACTTGCAGTTTATTTGTATCTCTTTCTTCAATACTTGTCTCTTGCACATTCTCCATGAATTTTATATCTCCGGCCCATGTTGCACGAACAGGAGTATTTATTATACTCTTTGCAATTCCTTGTCTATTGTACCGGTCAAGATACATTTGGAAAGAGATAACTTTAGGATACCCTAAAGCAGAATATATATCTCGATTCCCATTATATGTGTCCTTACCTAATCCGGCCATCATACTTATTCGATTACTCATTGCAGAAAGCATTTGCAATCTCATTGTTGTTGTATTCAAATTAAAATTTTCTGTTTCTTTATTCATTACATTCTCCTTCTATTTTATACATCATCAAGTACAATACTGTTAGGGCGACCACAGGCCATAGAAAAGATAATACAATCATCTCTCTTCTTTTTACTTTTATCTTTTCGGTATCTGCAAGGAGTGCCCATATCAACCATATTATCAATCCTACTTTATATACAATATATCCTTCCATATTTATCCTTTCAATTTTTTATTATACTATACTATACGATTTATACCTCTATTCAATACATCTATTATTCAATATGTTCTAACATTTTTTAATCTATGCAGCTTAGCAAATGCACCAGAAGAACTATCAACCTGGTCCTTGTATGTGCTTTTTGGGAAGTATTGCAATTCAGATTTATATTCGGTGTTCCAATCTGCTTTTAATATCAGAACATTGCCCCCATTTACTTGCACTGAATATGTATCTGCCCTTGTTGTCTTATCTCCAACAGGCCTGTCCGCCTCAATCAAGTATCCAGAATTAGTTCGTATTGTTGATTCTGCAGATTCTTTACCTCCTGAACCGCCTTCTTGTTCTATATATGTCCTCATATTCTTTTTAAATATTGTGGAATCTATTTTTATTATTCTCGATATATTATTTTCTCTTTCTAGAGCGGCCCATTGTCCTCTTACAACATCAGATACTAAAAATTGTCCAGATTTAAGGCGGTGCATTAGAACTCCAACAGTGTATGCACCTTCTTCGTGACTACCTGCTTTATCCCAATACCTCACAGACTGCACAATTTCCTTCAAATCGGGCATAAAATCTATTCTTGTTAATCTTTTTACATTAAACATGCCTCCAGAAGGAGGAGTAGGTTGTTGCCCAACTTGTCCTGCAAATCCATACTGTCCAAGATCGGCTTCCATCTCCACCAAAACATCTTTATTCATCCTTTGCACATCAAAAATACCATCCTTGTATTTCTTTTTGTACTTTTCTGGCTTAACCTCATACCCGATACAAGTTCCAGGAAGACAAATATGTTCTATCTTCTTGTTTTTCTTACATAGCATATATCCAGTAGGGTCATTTTCATGCAATCTTTGCATTATCATTAAAATAGGAGTATTGGCTTTACTTATCTTTCGAGTACTTAATGTTTGTCCAAGCCATCTATTTGCAGTTGCTAATTCTGTTTGCGAGTCTGTCTGTGCAGGAGATACAGGGTCATCTATTATACCAACATGCCCATGAAATCCGGTCAAAGAACCTCCAACAGATGTACTATATCTTGACCCGCCGTTCAATTCTTCAATTTTCCCTGTCTTCTCATTTTCCTCCCAGTATATTATTTGATAATTTTTCTTACTATCCTTATCTTTCCTCATTTGTATATATGGGAAGTATGTTTGATATTTCTTTGACTTTACAATAGTTCTGCATTTATCCGCTTGTTCTAATGCAAGTAAATCAGAATAGGATGCGCATATAAACTTCATCCACGGCCAGTTTGCCCATGCCCAAGCAGGTGCCATTTGTGAAAATATAGTAGATTTTGTTGTTCCAGGAGATATATTTATTATTAGGTCTGACTTTTTAGGTTTGTTTGCGGCTACTCGATAAATGTATTCTTCTGCTTTCCGGCATAATAATGGTATATGCCAATTCCAAGAAGGGTCATCCGCTGATATCTCTGACCAAAACTCTTTTGTAAACCGAAAAAGAGATCTTTTTGCCATCTCGGCGGCTATCTTTTCTTCAAAAGTTATGGATATATTAAGTAATTCGTGTATGGATCTACTCATTTATTTCCTCGCAATTACATAATTCCAAAGGAAGTTTACAATTATTACAGATATCAAAGGCTGTTTCATCTACATCAAGAGGAGATAAATCGTCCATATCTGTTAAAATTTCATCTTCTTCCACATTTACAATCTCAACATCAATCACATTCTCAGCTTTATGCTCTATCTGTTCTGTCTTGCCCGTCCTAAGTCTCTTTAGTTTCTCAAGAGTTGCTAGTTCAGTTGTTGACAATTGAGTTAAATCTATACCCTCCTCAATTCTGGCGTGTCCGGCAGTATGTCTGATTTCAACAGGATTGTCTGGGTCTCCTTTAAATGTTATAGACTTATCATTTCCCCATGTCTTTCTTCTTTTGCGAGACAACCATATCTCCGCCGCTTTTATAGAAGGAGGTATATGTTTATTCACCTTTCTTTTTTCAAGTACTCCATCTACAATATACACTTTTTCTTCTGAATAGGTATATCCTACTACCCTTTTGAATAGTGCCAGATTCGCTTCTGAATCTGGCACTATACTACCATCTATTAATGCTCTACGAAACTTATGATGTAATCTCTTCCAATTCGATATTGTTTGAGGAGATACATCAAAAGCAATCGCCATTTCTTTTTCTGTTAATCCTAGCATAGTTAGTTTGTATGCTCGTAGAGGAAACGACTCTTGGTATCTTACCTCTTTTGTTGCATCAGGTGTTATTTGCACATTATCTTTCTTTTTAAAAGTCATAAGTAGGCTCTCCATAAATATATATTTTAAATTGTTATTTAGTTAATTATACCATATCTTTTCCACTTTTTTCGTTTTTTGTAAAATTTATAAAAAACCAGGTTGCATATAGCCAAATTTAAGCCGTGAGTGGGCCGCCAACGGCTTAAAATCACTTTAAAGCGTATTGATATCAATATTTTTAAAACCGGCTTAAAATCGATTTTAAGCCGTATTTATTGTGAAAAAATTCACACAAAAAAATATAAAAAATATATAAAAAATATATTGACACCGATGGATTGATCATGGTATGCTAATATTAAGAAATCATAAAATATATAATATATTACTCTATTATTTATATGATTTTTGATTTTATTTGATCTTGTTCGCTACCGACTACAAGATGTGCCACTGACAAGGTTCAAATCCGATCTTCGCTGAAAATTGCAAGACGAGATCAAATAATCTTAAGCTCTTTGAAAACTAGGTCAGCCGATATGTATAGATCCGATTAGCGGATCTCCTCGGACAGCCATGATACAACCTCAATATATAGACCAAGATCAATACATCGGTGAAGATGTGGGAGTCGCATTGAGTAGTGGATACAAAATACCTGACACGAAAAAATAAAACAGAAAAATTTAATTTCTGGGCGGATGTAGGCATCTTGTTAAGTTCAACTCTTAACCGCCCAATTCAAGATTAAAAAAAAAACAAAGGAGAAATAACATGACAAAAGAAAAAAAAGCTCGAAGGCTTCTGCAGTTGTCACGAAAAGAAAGTTGACAACCAGGTACTATTTTATATCGAAAAAGGATATAAAATAGCGGATTCTATCTGTAACGGATCCTGCAGACACTGTAAATATTTTCAAGAAATGTCAAAAGGAGGAATATTAATGAAAACCTATTTAGTCAATGAGAATTGTGGTGTTGAGATTTTCTCAAAAGTCTCCCAAGTTAAGGCTGCATACAAAGGAGTATACAAGGCATCAGATACATTAAGAGCCGGAGAAGTGGTTGAATGCTTCTCAACAAATAATCCTGATCTGAGCGTAATCATTCGCAACAGATCGTCCAAGCCCTCCAAGATAGTTGTGGACAAGATGATACGAATTTCCAGATTCTCGTTCATGATTAAGACCTATAGGAATGAATGGGTCAAGTTCGTGCAAAAGTATGGTAACAGTGATCTTGTACGAATCACTGTAAAAGAAGGATACAAATTAGAAGCTAAAGATATGATAGTTCATTATGACTATCAGAAAAAGGAATATAGCCTTTACTCTGTATTAGAAGATTTTGATGTCCAAGAAATATCTTGGAATCAATTAAACCTCCTTATTCAACAAGGAGTAGCAACAGACATCCCAAGAAAAAGATATTAAAAGGAGAAATAAAATGATTGTAGATGAAAGAGCTTTGAGTATCATGAAGGCAGAAGTAATGCTCTCCAAACTTGACAAGGTAGGCCCGATGAGAATGACAAAAATGTTACCTTCGGGGAACATTGCTATTCTTCAAGTTGCTGATCCAGAAGCCGTGCCGGAAAGAACAAAAATAATCCGCCAGATTCCAGGAAAAATAGGGAAGTGGCTCCGTTCAGTTGAAGCTGCTATGAGAGTTGGAAAAATCGTATATCTTAATTCCATGAGAGGTGGAGATAAAATCCGCCAAGGTAATAGCCGTGCAGATAGAAAGGGGGCGTAAATAATGTATGAAGAATATTTAGATAGATGGAAATCACCAATTAGTTATTTCGGATTTAATCCTGTTGGGGATTTCTTCGTTATGGCTAGAACAAGAGATAGCCGATTGCTTCAGAACATGAACTATGATTCTATGTTAGGGAAATTGGAGAAATTCAATCCAAAAAAAGTTGTAGTAAATGAAGAGTTAACTTCTGGAGAAAATAACTATGTCTATGATTTTAGATGTAGTCATTGGGCTGAAGGTTGGGTGGAGTATATCTGCATTAGAGCGGATGCTCCTGAAGAGATATTAAAAGAAGCCTTTGAGCTTCTTGAACATATTTCATATCCAGGAACTGCAATCGACCAAGAAAAATTTGAAGAAGAATTTCTCTGGGAACAAGAAAAAGAATGGTTAAATGCAGGTATAGACGAAAGAATAGATTGGTGTAAAAAAGCCAAAATTTCTATATTTGCAAGTAGAGGAGATGATTTACCAGAAGAGGTAAAACCATTAATCGGTACAGATATATGAACGATATCTATACATGGCTGGACGAGATAATAAAAAATCAGAAAGGACAAGTGGATATCTTAGATAGTATCACTTCTCCTTTCTCCGCTGCTGATATATGCGATATGGTGAGGGAAATAGATGAACCAAATAATTAAAGATAATTTAAATATTATCAGAAAGGTCGCTTGGCAGTTTGTCCCGAAAAAAGATCACAATCAAGATTTAGATATGGTTGATGATCTTGTCCAAGAAGGGTGCTTGTGCCTTTTGAAGAAGTATAAACACTTCAATAAGGAAAAAGCGAAGATTTCAACATATATATATCATATATGTTTAAATCGCTTTAAGGATATTAAAAAAAGAGAAAGGGAAAAAGCATATAATGATATGCGGGTTATGTTAGATGAAAGTGGCAAGAATGATATAGACCCTTTCTATTCCGCCGCTTTTAAAGATGCGGTAACAAAACTTTCTAAAGAGTCGCAAGAAATAATAAAAGTGATTATAGAAAATCCTTCTATATTTCTCAAAATTCCAGAAAATAAAAGCTCTAGATATGCAATTAAAAAATATCTAGAGCTTCAAGGATGGTCGTATCGCAAGATACACAAAAAATTTAGAGAAATCAATATGTTTATGGATGAGTATTAATGAATACAGAAGAAATTGATCTTGGTCGAGATCACAATCTTATTTGCAAAAAAGGCAGTAAAGAATTTCATATATACTATAACATACATATAGTAGATATCGAAACAGAAAGGATAATATGAACAGATATATAGAAATACCAGAAAATGCAGTCAAACTTCCCCAACTTTACGGAATAGATAAAAAGAAAAAAGTTAGAATTTGGAATATACTGAGTTATGATAATATAATTCAGATGTCTTCCGGTCTAATAGATGGAGAACAAGTAGTAACACAAAATTCTTGTAAGCCAAAAAATACAGGACGAGCAAATGCTACTACTCCAGTACAACAGGCAAGAAAAGAAGCCAAGTCCAGATGGCTTCACCAAATCAAGAAAAATGGATACAGAAGGACGATTGAAGAGGCAAAGAAACCTCAAATTCGTCCTATGAAAGCAAAGAGAACTTGGGATGATGTTGATATAGAACAATTCATGCCCATGATTGCACAACCTAAATTAGATGGATTGCGGTGTCTTAACGAGATGGACAGGAATTTGAGTAAACTTACTCAGCACTCTAAGGGTGGTGGAGAATACGATGTTACTCATATAAAAGACCAATTAGAATGGATAATGGGGCAGATTCAAGGGTATGGAGATCAGATGTTAGATATTATTCTTGATGGGGAATTATATGTGCATGGTGTGCCTTTAGAAACACTTAACTCCTGGGTTAGAAATTACAGACCTGAATCAAGAGCCCTTGAACTTCATGTATATGATTTCGTCCTAATTGGACATGAGGAACAGTCATGCCGAGTAAGGTTAGATATGCTAAAAAGAACAGCAGCAGAAAACTTTGGAACTGAAATGACTCCTGATATCAAATATGTAGAAAGGAGGATTGTAAATAGTAAAGCCGAAGCCAAGAAGTACCACGATGAAAAAGTAGCAGAAGGATATGAAGGTATAATGCTCAGGAAACAAGATAAAGGGTATCTATATGGGCACAAATGCGACAATCTCATCAAAGGGAAAGTTCCTCAAGACGATGAATTCTTAATCGTTGATTATAGAGAAGGTTCGGGAACTACAAAAGGATGTATTGAGTTTGAGTGTCTAATGAGATCGGGAAATACTTTCTTCTGTGCCCCCAAAATGTCATATAAAGTTAGAAAACAAATGTTTGAAGAAGGAGAAAAATATATAGGACAATACTTAAAAGTTAGGTATAACGGCTTTACTGAGAAAAATAAAATACCTTGTTTCGCAAGGGGAATCTCATTAAGGCTTGAGAAAGACATGGACAATCTTTTTCCAGAAAATTTAGTAGCAAGAGCCATAGCAAGAAAAAAACAAGGGAGATAAGTAAAAAATGACAAAAACAAAAAAGGCAAACAAGAACTGGATGTACGAAAAGATAGTTAACAAAATATTAGAGGCTATGGAACAAGGAAAGTTACCTTGGGAGAAACCTTGGTATTCTCGTTACAATGGCCCAAAGAGTTTGAGTACAAAAAAAGAGTACAGGGGAATCAACAATATCATGCTTGGATGGGAGAACGATCAAAAAGGTTATGATTGTGAATGGTGGTGTACCTTTGCACAGGCTATCAAATTAGGAGGCCGTGTTAGAAAAGGGGAAAAATCTATGCCAGTTATGTTCTTCAAACCATTTGTTACAACTGTAGAAGAGGAAGACAAAGAAACCGGTAAAATTGTAGAAAAAGATAAAATGAGATGGACATCAAGGCTTTTCTATGTTTTTAATGCTCAACAATGCGAGGGAATAGATATTCCCGCAAAAGAAGTAAGAGAAAAAATAGATCCACTAGATGAAGCTGAATCTATAATAGGAAACTATACAGATTGTCCCACAATCAAGATGGGCGAGTCAAGTGCTTACTATAGTCCGAAACTTGATTACATCGGAATTCCATCAAGAAATGATTTTAAAACTGCTGATGGATTCTACAAAACTTTGTTCCATGAGATGACCCATTCTACTGGAGCAGAATCCAGATTGAAAAGAAAAGGGGTCATGAACTTTGACACATTCGGTTCTGAACAATACGGAAGAGAAGAGTTGATAGCCGAGTTCGGGGCATCGTTCTTATGTGCGGAGGCCGGTATAGATAATACTGAAAAACATTCTGCGGCTTATATACAAGGTTGGATGAAGTCTATTAAAGATGATCCAAAGATGATTGTAACAGCTGCTTCTCAAGCACAAAAAGCAAGTGAGTATATCCTCGGAAGTAAAGATGAATAGAGTTTTTGCTCTAAAGGAAATTAAGATCGACTTTTTAAAAGTTCCAGGAGTCGATCTTAATTTCTTGCACAAGTTTTTAGATGGGGCATTTCATTCTACAAATATGCAAGAATATAAGAAGATAAAAATTGCCCAGAAATTAGGGATAATAAAAAGAATAGTATTAAAAATAGTATAAGGAGAAAATTATGAATAGTATAACAGTAATCTACACAGCAGAATATAGAAAAGGCACATTTAAGACAGAAGGGGATTGGCAGTTTGATGAATTACTTAAAAAGATGAAGAAAATGAAAGAAAATATTTACTCTTCTGATAAAGCAACAAGAACAATAATAATAGCAGATTAATATAAGGAGAAAATTATGAATACAGAAGGAATTAAAAAAGGTATAAAAGAACTAGAAAAAAAAATAAAACAAGAAAAAAAAATAACTAAAGCCTGTATAAAAGAATACAATTTATATATAAATGAACAGATACATATCTTAATGGATTTGTTAATATCAGATAAAAATATTTCTATTTTAGGTCTAAAAGAAAAGTTTAACATAATAAGATCTCTTTTTAAAATTCCGTATAGATTAAAAAAATTAAACAAGGAAATTTATAATTCTTATACATTAGCAAATGAGTTAAAATGTGAAAGAAATATATTAGTAGCCTATCTTTATGAATATAATGATTCAGATGTATAAAAATTAGTATTATAATCGTATTATATGTAAGGAGTAAAAAATATGAAAAAAGTATATAGGTTTTATTCAGACCCAGGTCATGGGTGGCTAAGAGTAGACTTTATCGAACTCATCCATTTAAATATCTATTCAAGGATATCAACTTGTTCTTATCGAAAGGGAAAGTATGTATATCTTGAAGAAGATAGAGATGCCGGTATATTTATAGAAGCAAAAAAAGCATCTGGACAACAAGTTAAGATAAATTTTTTAAAACAAGCAGAGGTATATTCTAATATTAGAAGATACCCAAGTTATAGCGTATCGGAGAACTAAATGGATTTCTTATCATTATGCCAAGATTATGGAATTGAATATGCAGGAGAAGAAGACAAACATCAAAGAGAAGGTTGGGTTAATATAGCTTGTCCTTTCTGTTCTGGGCATGATGGATTTCATCTGGGATATAATACATATAGTAATATATTTTCTTGTTGGAGATGTGGAAGAAAAGGAGAAAAATATGTTTTAAAAAGGATTCTAGGTTCGGCGTATTCAGAAGAAGTATTAGAAATCTATGGGGGTTATGTTCCTGTAAAAGAGGAAAATATAAAGAAGGTAGGGCAAAAGAAGTTTATGCCCCCTTCTCCCCTGTATGATTTACAAGAAGAACATATTGCGTATCTAAAAAATAGGGGAATGAATGTAGAAAAAATAAAAAACCTTTGGAACATCAAAGCCACAGGACCTACATCTAAAATAGATAAAATGGATTACTCCAATAGGATATATATTCCTATTGTTTGGAATGGAAAGGAGGTATCGTACCAATGTAGATCTATATACAAGGCCAGGATTAAGTACAAGGCCTGTCCTAAAGAAAGAGAAAGAATTGAACATCAAACTATATTATACGGAAAGCAAGAAGCATGGAATGGTATAGGAATATGTGTTGAAGGAGTTGTTGATGTTTGGAACTTTGGAGTTAAAGCCTTCTGCACATTCGGAATAGGATTTACTCAAGCCCAAGTAATAGAAATATCCAAACACTTTAAGAAAGTATGTATAGTATTTGATAATGAAGTTCAAGCACAAGAAAAAGCAAAGCAACTCGCTTCCGAACTAAACTTTAGAGGAGTCAAATCTATAATATATACAATAGAAGGAGGTGATCCAGGAGAACAAAGCAAAGAGAATATAAAAATAATCAGAAAACTTATTATTAATAAATTAAAAAGTATTTGAAAGGAAAGCAAAAAATGAAAAAGAATATTTTAGAAGTAGAAATAAATGAAAAATCCAAGAATGAAATTCATATACATTTTACAGAAAAAGAAGGAAAAAGGACAAAAGAAGTAGTTGATGTATATAATGATTCATTAAAAAGAGAAGGATCAAAAATAGGATATGAAGCATCTGGAGATCAGCATATCAGAGATATAATGAAAATAGTAAATTTAGATGTGTTAAAAAAAATGCAGGAACTTAATATTACTTCAAAAGAGTTATTTATCTTATTTTCCAGTATCTTGGAAAGATTAACTATCGTATCAAGTAAATTCCAAAGATCTATTGCTCTTTTAGCAGATATGGAACCGATAATAGAAGCCATAAGAAATAGAATGGAAATGGGAGCAGATGAAGAATCAAACAATATTTTAGAGGAAACAATAAAAAACATTGATAAAAAATTAGGAATATAAAAAGTAAATCTCAACAATAAAAATCGGTTCCGATTTTAGGCCGTTGTAAGGCCCTTTTAAGCGACTTATTATTTCAAGCGACCGATAGCATTAAAATACAATATAAAAGCAGGGACGGCGGCTTAAAAGCTCATATTTAGCTATATAAAAATAAAAATAAATAATTGTATTAAATATCGGGCAATAATCGTATAATAAAGTAGTAATAATTTATGAATTATAGTTCATTCATAAATTTTCTCATCTTATATTTTTTTTACTCGGGTGAAGTCTTTCTTGGCTTCACCCTCTTTTTCTTATTTTACGGAGGAATTTTAAATGGAAATAATACTAAACATTGGCGAAGAAAAGTACAAAATAAGAAGGTTTGATAATCTCAATATGGTTATAGAGAAAGAATATTATAGTGAAAAGAAAGATATTTACTTGTGGAAGACTGAGGCATTTGCAAATAATTTTAAATCTTTAAGTGCTTGTCTTTCTAATCTAATATGTTTGGAAGAGGTAGCAATGGATAAAGAGATAACCACGCTTGATCTTATCTCGGAAAAAATTGAAGAATCAACAAATTCAATTCTCAAGCAAATGGAAAAAACTTGTCTCTAAATACCTCCTTATAAGGAGGTCTCGAATCTGAAAATTTAAAAATTATATTACTTAAAAAAAAGAAAATCACATTACTTGACAATATAAAATTGCAAGTATAAAATAATAATTTATGGAGGAATATCACACATGGCAAAACTTTACAAAGAATTAATGGCAATCGCAATTCCTGAAAAAGCATTTAGAAATGAATATATTTCAGATGGGGCATTTAGACTGTTAGCCCTGATGATAAGATTTGGCAGCGAACCTGAATATAGTATGCTCGATCTCCAAAAAGATTTACAAGTTTCAGATGATATATTGAATAAGTACATTAATGAGTTGCTTAAATCTGAATTTTTAACCGCCGGTACAGAAGATGATGGAACAATATTCTATAATTTAGATTATATGTAATCGTAAGGAGTATTTCAATATGGCAGTTGTAAAAGAAAAAATAGATGGTGATTTTACTATCGTACCTAATAAATTAATATCTGATAATACTTTAAACAAAACAAGTAAATTAATATACATATATATAGCAAGTAAACCTGATGGGTGGGAAGTTAACAATCTTGATATTCAACAACAATTAAATATTAAGTCCAGAACAACAGTAGCAAATAGTTGGAAGGAACTTATGTTTGAAGGATGGATATCCAGAATACATTCTAAAACAGTGAAAGGAGGGTTTGATTATCTCCTTCATGCTAAAAAGAGAATAAATGTGAGTAAATTTGATATTGTAATGGACGGATTTACAGATCAACAACAAAAGATATTTGCAACAAATGAAATAAATAAAAACATCAAGAAAAATAGGGAAAAATTCGTCATGTCCAAAAAATGGACACCTATTAATACTAAAGGGTTTATTTTAATATCTAACGATATTAAAAAAACACCTATGTCCATTTCAAAAAATGGACAATTTGAGTTTTTAATTAAAAATATTAAAGGATCTCATTCTCCCAAAAATAAAAGTAAAATCTCTCCATCTAGTTTTGATAGTTTCTGGCAACTCTATCCAAAAAAGAAAAAGAAACATACTGCTAAAAAGGAATTCGGATATTTATGTTGTAAAACAGATGCCCCGACCATAGAAAAATTATTAGAATATTTAGAATCCCATAAAAATTCAGAACTTTGGCAGAATCGTCCAGATCTTATCCCTTTCCCATCCAATTATATTAAAAAGCAGATTTTCTTAGAGTCCGCCGAGGATATGATAGTATACGGGGCCAAGAAAAAGAATTTAGAAAACAATAAAATATTTTCAGCAGAGTCCGCCAAAAGTTTATTGTTACAGAAATATTGGCAAATGGGAATTAAATCAATGGAGAGAACATATAAAAAATATTTGGAAGATGATATTCCAGATAAAGTATGGATAAACATTGCTTTCTTATCAGAATATTATAAAGCTCCATCAAATCCTGATGCTCCCAGTGTAATAGGAATTGTAAATAACCTATGCAAATATGCTCAAAATAATCAGCATTGGTTAAGAGATGTGCATGAAGTATTTAATATAGACTCTTCTGTTTTTAAAATGGCAGTTAAAGAAATTAATGAATACTTTGGATATACAGTAATAGATGTTGATAAATTAGCATAGGATGGGAATAATATGTTTGATACAAGTTTTACAGATAATTTTATAGAAAGAAAAATAGTAATAAATTTAATTACAGACACAGATTATATAAAAAAAATAAGAGAAAATTTTAATATTAAATATCTTCAATCTTCAAGTGCTCGGATACTCGCCAAGTGGTGTTTATCTTATTATGATAAATATAAAGAAGCTCCAGGAAATA